CCGGACGGATCGCCGATCCTGCGAATGAGGACTTGGATGGTCGTGGGCGTGTAGGAGGCCTGAGCCGTGAAGCTGCGGGCATAGTACGCACCCGAGTTCACCCTGACCCACTTGACGTCGTCTCCGATGGAGAACCGCTTGGCCCCCGGCAGGAGGACGTCGGCGTAGTCGTAGCCTTCCCCGAACACCCAACGGGGCGCTGGGAAGGCACGCCCGGGCGTCATCGTCCAAGCGTTCATGCTGTCGTAGAAGCGGGTTTCGTCGTCCACCCAGTCTTCTTGGGCTCGTCCGCCCTCCCACGTGCGCTGCTCAAGGTGGGCAAACGTCGGGTCGTAGTCGCCGTACTTCTTGCCGCCGCCCGCCTTGAACATCGTCGACGGGGTCTGCGGGATCTCCTGAATGCCGTTGACGCCGCCCGAGATGCGCAGGTCCAGCTTGTCCCCCGTCAGGGGATTGCTGAGCGACAGGAGTTCGGTCGGGTTCTTCTGGGACGGGCCGACTGCGCTTGCCATTACTCGCCCTCGGCAGGGTCTACAATGAACAGGTTCGGCTCGTTCGTCGGAAACTGGATGCTCTTCTGAACCATGAGGTTCTGGTACTCGGCCTGAAGCCGGTCCTCGGTCTGCATCCAGAACGTCTCCGAGCCGTTGGTCAGCCGGTTGTACCACTTGGCGGCCGCAAGGGCCGAGGCGACAACCGCCAGCCGGGGCTCGATGCTCTCGGCGATGTACCCGGTCGTCGTGGAGACTTTCGGGTGGATGCCCTGATACCAGACCTCGATCGTCTTGCCGTCCTCGGGGTAGCGGTACAGGTGCAGCGTCCCCGTTGAGCCCGGGGCCGCCGGGAGGATGTCCCAGTCGTTGATGACCTCCGCCGAGTAGTCGCCCGAGTCGGTGTCGGTGCGAATGCGCACCGACAGCGGCCGCTTGCGCTTGCAGGCGATCGGCAGGGCGTAGTCCCTGTCGCCGGTGGAGGTGGTGATGGACGTGTCGGGCAGGGGGATGTCGCCGATGGATTCCAGCCCTTGGTTCACCAGTTCGATCATCGTGAACAGCGGGAACGTCTCCAGCGCCATGCCGTACGTGTCGCCGCTCGCCGGCGCAACCGTCCAGACGGTGGCGAACGTCCCCGAGCTATCGGTGTAGGCCGTGCAGACCGACCACTCGCCCTCGGGGGCCGCATTGGCTCCGGCGGCGTCCTTGATGAGCAGGAGCGCCGAGCCCTTGTAGGAGTTGTCCTCGCCGGTGCCGGCTAGGGCGCTGTCGACCAGCGTCGACGTCGAGCCGCCCGTGGCGGTGGCGACCGTAAGCTGGCCCAGTTCGAGGTAGGTCTTCTTGACGAGCTCAAAGAGGTTCATTTAGGTCCAGTCCTCCACCATGCGATCCGTCTCATGGGGACACTTTCCCCAAAGGCCAATGGCCATGTTGCAGTTGTGGCACAAGACGCGGAAGCCCCTTGGGTATCCGTTCTTCTGTAACCAGCGGTAGGTCTTGCTCCCGCCGCCTCCGGTAACCTCTTTCCTGTGTTTGGTCCCTCCCCCGCCGATATGGTCGATGGCCAGAAACCCCTCCCTGGCCTCTCCGCAGCAGGCGCACTTGCCACCGTAGCGCTCCAGAACGTCAAGCCGGAGTTCCCGCCGCTTGATCGGAAGACGTGTCCTGCGCCACTCTCGCAACTCCTCCTTGTGCGTCGACATGTAGATGGCCTGTTTCTGGCGAGGAGGTCGCGGTGTGCGTCTCGATAGATGCGAGCGCGCTCAAGTTGCTCGGGGGTTGATTTCACCAGTCGGATCCTAAACCGTCATAATCGGTCTTCTTTATCGACCGTCCCTGAAACTTGCCCGCCCAGATGGTGGCCATCGGGTAGGAGAACCTCCGTTCCATGGGCGTCTTACACTTGGGACAAGGCGGCTTCGCGGTGTCCCGCTGGTCTACGGAGACGTTGTGCTCTTCGTGGCACTCGCATTTCGGACAGACGAAGTCGTATCGCGGCATGTCAACCCTCACGCAACCTGTTGGTAGTATTCCCCGTGCGGCCTTAGTGTGCCGTCCCAGTTCAGCAGCGCCATGGGCTCCCAGCCCGGCGGCATCCATGGGTCCGTACTCTGTAGCCGATTGGTGAAGGCCGCCATTCGCTTGATGCGGCTGACGGACTTCATCCACTCGATGAGCTTGACGTAATCCCCCACGCTGCCCGAGACTGAGCCGAACTCCGTAATCCACAGATCGCCCGGAACGAGGCGCAACTGCTTCCGCCACCACTCGATGAGCTTGTCGGCCGTTATCCACGACTCGACGTACCCGTGAACGTGCCACCTTGTCGGAATGGGCACGCCCAAGGAGACACACGCCTGCTGGAATGGAACCAGCCAAGCATAGTTCTGAAACACGTCGAGCCAAGCCGACACCCCGCCCACGACGAACTTGGCGTTGGGGTGGAACGCAATCGCCTCTTGGTACTTTGCCGCAGCGGCCGCCGGAGGCAGTGAGCAGCCGTAGGGTTCACCGTTGTTGGGCTCGTTGAACAGCAGGATGTACCCGGCGTAGTCCGCGGGTAGCGTCAGCCACCGATCATTGACGCCCCCGCGGTACATGGGGACGTAGCGTTCGTCCGACAGGCTTCCCGTCGGCCCCCAAGTGTAGTACCACTCCGCCCCCAAGGCGTCGATGTCTTCGGGAAACTCTCCGTGTGCGAATGCCAGCCCCTTGCTCAACTCGCTCTTCCGGTTCATCGCCCGCCCGATGAATACCGCCATCTCGCCCCTAGTCAGCGTCCCGTTGGGATTGTAGGTGGGGGACGAACTGACGATCTCCTCTTGGAGCATGTACTCGGCCCACTTTTCGGCCCAGTGACCAGGGGTGTCCGTGAAGACGTTTCCAAGCGCGGGGGGCGGATTGAACGCCACGTTACACCTTACTCAAGTAGGCGATCTGGTCCGCCGACAGCGCCTTCGACCACAGCGCGCAGTGGGCGAGGGAGCCGGACCAGACATTGGCGGGGACGGTGGTGCCGGCCCCAATGACGGTCGTGGTAGCCGCAGGCGTCCCCGCCCATGTCCCAATACTCGTAGCAGAGGCCGCTTGTGCGCCATTTAGATACCACTTGACGGAATCGCCAGACTGCGACCATGTTGCCGCTACGGCCATAAAGTTCAGGGAGGTGGCAGCGAACGTGGCGAGTTCGTCCGTTCCTCCGGCCTTGTAGTCAACTATAATTTGATTGTCTGTGCTGTTCTTTGCGAGGAATATCTTATTGTTTGCGTCCACAACCAAGTAGACCATCCCCCTCGCCGCCCCGTCCGTCCACACCCCCGCTGCGCTGACCTTCGCCCAAATCAACAGCGTGCCCTCGGCACCGTTGAACGGGTTGACGGCTTTCACCGACACGTCGTCGAAGTAGGCGATGCCGCCGTTGACGTTGGGGGGGTACAGATATATACGAACGGCGATACAACCGGCTGGGGCAGTGAAGGGAACCGACACCTGTGTATATGTTGTCCCCGCCACGCCAGTTGATATATTGGCCGCTATCCAACTTGCGCTGGAAGAATTCCAGATACCGTAACGGCCGGGGCTGGTCCCGTCGCCCCTTGTCCAGAATGTTAGTTGGTACGTTGCGCCCGCCACAACGACGAGCGGCGGTGTCTTGATGAAGGTGTCCCACCACGACGCCCCCGCTGTTAGCTTCGCCGCATGACTTCCGCCGTGAACCAGCGCGCCCTCGTCTGCAATCGCACCGGTCCCAGTGCTCTCCTCCCACGTCCCCCAAATGTCCGCCCCGCCCCCGCCCGCAGTCTCGAACCCGCCGTTGGTGATGAGTTCAGTGCCCGCCATCTCGGCGGTGTAGATGTTGGTGTAGGAGGTGGAGCCGTCGTACAGTCCAGAAGTCCTGCCGTCCCCGATCCCGGCGTTGCTCATGGCAACGGCAGTGTGCGTTCCCGCCCTGCCCGCGCCCTGCACGTTGACGGCTGCGGTGCCGGCATCCCACAGCGGCCAGTAGCCCACAAGGGAACTGGCCTCGGTCCCCAAGATGCGAGAGGAGTACTCGTCGCCGGGCGGCCCCAAGCGAGCCAGATGTCTCTGGGTGGGCATGGTTAGCTCTTGAGAACGAGCCGCAGGGTGGCGACACCCGACTGGTTGGTGTCAGTCACCGTGGCGGCGGTGGACGACTTGCTCCACAGCTTCACCCACAGGCAGCCGAACACTTGGGCAGGAAGCGCGTACGCCCCGGCAGCGTCGACGACGATGCCGCTGATCTGCACCGGGTTGCCGGCCTCGTCTCTAAGAATGACGAAGGTTCCGGTTGCCGTATCGCACACCTTGAACCCCATGTTGGCGGCGGTCCATGATGTGGCGATGTCCACATACCCACCGCTGTAGATGCTCATGTCCACAGCAGAAGACAGAGCAGCACCGTCGGCGATGGTCAGCGGAATGTAGGTCGAGACACGTTCAATGTTCACTTCTTCCTCCTAGATCGTGGCTACGCCACAATGCTGACAAACTACGTCCCAGTCGATATGGATTGGGAAGTTGGCCTCTTTCACCTTCCAGCAGAGTTCGAGGTCTTCCCCGCCGTGCTCCATGCTGTAGGGCCGTGCGCCGATGGCGACGGCGACGTCCCTGCGGATCAGCCAGCAGCCAGCCCCGGCTGCGTCCACCTGCTCCAGCCCCTTGCCCGGCTCCCTCCGCATGTTGTACTTGCGGATGCCGTCGGGGTCGGTGTGATGGTAGTCGTAGACGACCGGGGCGTAGGGCTCGCCCTTCTTGCGATACCAGCCGCCGACCATCGGCAGATGATGGGCGAGTAGTCGATCCAAGAAGTCTGGAGGCGGCAGGACATCGCTGTCCAGCATCACCAGATACTCGCACTCCGTCTCAAGGAAGTTCGAGTGGACGGTGTTGCGGGCGTCCGGCAGGTACGTTGATTGCGTCGTGGCGAAGCTGTCCCACGGCATGAGGGGCAGCCGGAAGATGTTCACCACCCACTTGCTGAACGTCACCTCGTCGAAGCAGAAGCCCCATGTCACGGGCTTGTGGCGTATCTTGGTGACGATCTGGTTGCGTTCGATCTCGCCGGAGGGCGTCTTGGTGATCTGCTTGGAGTTCTTCGGAGCGATCTCCTCCAGCTTGTTGAGGTACTCTTCCCCGGACAGTTGCACCCTCTCACTGACCTGCGGGTGCGTCGTCGGGTCGGCGGTCTTATGTCTCTTTCTGTTGGCCAAGGATGTCTCCTAAGTTGACCCTCGGATAGATTTCCAGACTGCCCCCCGCCGTGGCGTTGAAGATCTCCACGCCCCGCTCGCGACACCCGTCAAGGGCGTTCCGGTGGGCTAGGATGAGCGTCTGATTGAACCTATCGTACGATCCGAACTTGCTTGGCATCTTGACGCCGTACTCGGGGCTGAAGTGGTTGACGTCAAACCACTTGCTCTCGTCAAGGTCGTTCTCCCTGTAGAGGTCGGCTCCGACTAGGTACAGGGGGTTGTACCCGTGCATCACCGCATGCTGGATGGCGATGAACATCCCGCCACCGAACCGGCAGTACGTCGGCAGGTGCCATGCTTGCGGCGTGCCTTCGGACTGGCAGTTCATGTGGTCGTGCTTCTCGCAGCGGGGCACCCACTCCACGTCGGCCCCCGCCTCCTTGATGTGCTCGCCGACGGCGTCTTGGAAGTCTGCTCGCACAAGGTACTTCGACCCGTGCTTGAAGACCCCGTCCATCGGCCACCGGTCTGACGCCGACAGGTCGGCGATGACCCAGTAGTTCGGCCTCCACTTCGTCTTGTCGAACAGCAGGTAGACCTTGTTGAAGCTGTACGTGACTTCGCTGGCCAGTCTGTCCAGCGGCGTCCAGTTCAGGCTAGGTCCCGTTGCGACGATGAAGGCTCTCGGCATGGGTATCCTTCAGGGGCCTGCATGCTAACATGCAGGCCCCCTTGGGCTATTCGGTTATGGTTGCACTACGTAGTAGACGACCTTGAACTTGCCGGCCTCGGTTGCGGCGACCTTGGTGTTCTTGGTCACGATCTTGGAGGCTACCGTCCCCTCGGTAACGGTCAGTTCCCTTGCGGTCCCAACCGCCGAACTCGGGGTGTACGAGTGGGCGCCGATGTACTGCGTGCCATCAGCCGCCGAGCCAGCAGAGACGTTTCCGTCCGCCGCCCCGGAGGCGTCGCACGCCTCGGTCCACACTTGGTACGCCTTGATGATCTCGCAGCCGTTCGGGAAGTACAGGTAGTCGTACTCATTCGCCCCCGCGTCCATGTCGAAGACCTGGGTTTCATAGCGCTGCACCTGACCAGTTCCCCGGAAGGGGATCCAGTCGGCGACGGCGTCATTGGCCGCCTGCTTCACCCAGACGCAGATTGCGTTGTCGGATTGGTCGCGAGAGATCCAGATGGACCCCTTGGCGGCCGTTGTCCACGGAGCGATGGTCCCAGCCGGCGTGCCGTTCCCGAACATAATCATCGGGACCGGGCACGCGCTCGTTCCGCTGGTCAGCCTGTCTGCACCCGTGCCATCAATGCCCGCCTGCGGAGGCCAGAGGACCTTTGCCATTGTAGCTACAGCCATGGCCCCTCCTATGACTCAAGGTACGTGAGAACGACCCTGAACTTGCCCGCCTCAGTTGCGGCGATGGCGGTGAGCATGATGTCCACGAAGCCAGCGGCCGCCACGGTCCCCTCCGCTACCGTCAGGGTTTGCGTGCCGCCGATGGCCTTGCTGACTGCGATGGAAACCGCAGCGACGAGGTCGACGCCCTCCGCCGTGCTTCCGAGTTGAATGGTCGCTTCAGCAGCGCCACTCGCATCGGTCGCCTCGGTGAAGAACAGGGACGCCGTCAGGATCTCGATTGCATTCGGGCAGTAGAAGATGTCGTGGACCTTGGTCCCGGCGCCGGCGTCCACATTGAACTCCGGCGACGTGTAGACCTTGGACCCACCCCCCGCCGCCCAGTCAGCCGTAGCGCCGTTGTTGGCGACCTTCACCCAGATCGAACCGACAGTCTGGTCCGTCGAGATGAAGATGCTGCCCTTCTCGGCGCTCTTGAGAGGCTCGATGGTGCCCGTAGGCGTCCCCGTACCATACAGGATACGGGGAGCCCGGGGCGACATCCCGCCAGCCGCGCTTGCGGGCTTGACAAGGTCGAACGCAACAGCGTTTGCAGCCATGTCAGCCTCCCGTTACGCGGTCGTCGAGAATGTATTCACGTTGCTGTGAGCCTTCTCGTTTGCGACCACAAGACCGTACTCGCCGACGACTTCGCCGTAGGCAGCCGAGTCACCAACCTTGCCCAGTTCCTCGTAGAAGAACGGGTCAATGGTGATGTACCCGACGAACCGGCGGTCCAGCAGCCAGAGCTTGTTGGTCGGGCAGTGGCGGTCAACCACAACGTCGATCATCTGCCCGCCGATCGGGTTCGTGATCTGGTTGATGATGATGCCACCGCGGGTTTCGTCACGCGTGGTCCGAACGTACCCCTCAAAGAACGAGGAGATCTTGCGCCGCGCCCAAGCGCCGCACAGGATCAGGTCGGGCGACCCGCCGTAGGACCAGCAGTCCTGAAGCTCGTCCTCGATCATCTTCTGCGTTAGCGCAGCCGATGAGGCCGAGCTCGGATTCGTGGTGATGAAGGTGCCCAGCCCGCCCATGGAGCGAGGCGTCGACGTGGTGCCGACGGCCCGTGCGCCGTGGTACAGGGCGATGTTGAGCTTCATCATCAGTTCATCCATCGCCTTGTCGATCTCGCGCTCGACCACGTTCACGATGCCATAGCGCTTGAACAGCGCGCTGGACCGCGAGACATTGATCGGCTTCTGAAGGATGGATGAGTAGTTGTACCCACTGGACGGCTCGGTGAAGCCGTTGTTGGTCCCAACCGCAGCGCCTTCCAGCCGGCTGTTGTACCGGATGTAGACGGTCGAGGTCGAGGCGTGGGTAGCCTGCGTCCCGTCGAAGTCGCGGGTAACAGTCAGGGTGTTCGTGCTGATGCCCGAAACCCACATGTACTCGTCGTCGATCTGGATCACGTCACCGATGTTGAACTTGGTGCCCGTGGTCACGGCGATTGTGGTCGTCGTGGTGACGGACGTCATGTTCACGTCGGCAGCCGTGTCGGAGCGGTCGAGGTACGTGTCCTCAAGCCACTCATAGGTCCGCCCCGGGTCGTTCACAAAGGCGAACTTGCTTTCGTTGTGCAGTCCCAGCGCATTCAGGCCGGCGATCGACATCGGGTCCGTCATCAGGATCCGGTCTGTCACCATTCGCTTCAGGGGAAGCGTCGCTGAATAGGACTGCTGGATTCCCTGTCCACCAGTAGCCACGTTAGTCTCTCCTTGAGTTGTGTGGCGGCAGGGTCACGCTAGAAGACGATCTCGTCCACAGCCAAGCCCTTGTTGCGGTACTTGGCCATGACCTCGCGTCCCACCAGTGGGCCCTTGCCTCGGTTGGCCTCCATCTCTTTGATGTAGGCCTGTTTGAGGGCCTCGTTGCTGGGGCTGGCCTTGCCAGTTCCAGACGACGGGGCGACGGCGGAGGCGGGGACCGGCTCAGACGTCCGTATCTGTGAAATGAGGACTCTCACAGAGGCCTTGAACTCGGCCTCGGACGCCGGCGACTCCTCGAACTGCTCCACGAGAGCCTCGTATCGAGGGTCGTTCGGGGCGATCCCAAACTTCTTCAGTTGGCCCGACACCCAGCCATTGAGGCTTTCGCCTGACTGCTCCCTGCGGACGGCCGGCTGGCCATCTTCGGCGGGCTTGCTCTGGTTGACAAGAGCCTTGTCGATGAGTACTTGGCGCACAGCCTCGTTCTCATCGCCGCCGGCCTTGTCAAGGTACCGCTTGAACTTGCGGAAGTCCTCTGGAACGAAGTCGTCCAGAACCTTCAGTCGCTTGTCCTTGACGGATTGCGATGCCTTGATGAAGTCCTCATCTTGTACAAGCGCATCGCGCAGAGCGGGCACCAACGCCTTCACTAGGGCAGTCGTGTCTACCGGCTCAGCCGAAGGTGGCTTGGCCCCAGAAACAGCCGGAACCTTGGGGGCGACTTCCGCCTCCTGTCCCAACTCCTCCTGAGCGCTCTCCAACTCTTGCTCGGTCATGCTGAAACTCCTCCTTTGTGTCTACATAAACAGTCTACCACAGAAACGCGATTCTGTCAAGTAGGTTACGGCCTTCCAGATTGGACATAACTCGATTGCAGGTTCTCAAGCAACTGCTCGTAGGTCACTCCGTACAGGGCGGCCTCCTTCTCCAGTGTCCGCCGGATCGTCTCCGGCAGGCCGCCGGCGTCGGTGAAGTAGTCCACCATCAGGCGGCTCGACGGCTCTCCGAAGTGGTCAACCCAGTCCGACCAGCGCATGTTGGGCGTGTTCTGCTGGACGTACTGAAGCTGCTTCAGGCTGGAGTACTTGTACTTCGGGTCGTCCGGGTTCTCGACCAGATAGGGCATGACGTCCGGGTTGCGCATCAGCCAGTCGTAGCGCCAGTTCCAGTACCGCTTGAGTTCCGGGTTCTGGGACAGGAACGCCCGTCTGGCGTCCGACCCCTCGGCCAACTGGAAGTAGGTCGACTGAAGCTCCCAGATGGCGTCCCCGAACTGCCGGTCCCGCTGCTCGTAATACAACTCAGCCTTCTGAGCAATCTGCGGGGGCGGGGAGGCGACGTCTGGGACCTTCTCGGCCGACAGGTCCAGCGTGCCGGGCGGGTCGCCGCCCATCAGCCGCAACCAGACGCCTAGCGTCTGCGGGCTGACGGCGTACGACCGGCGGCCGCTGGAGTCCTTCTGGAGGAAGTTCTGATCGAACTCAGGCCCCAGAGCCTCCCTGAGGGCGTCCTTGGACAACTGCGGCATGCTGTTCCAGCGGGCCCACAGGTTGTCCACGAGGAACGACTTCATGCGGTCCTCGGGCTTGTCGAACAGGGCCATCCGCACGGCGATGTCCGGGTGCTCGTCGAACACCTTGTTGACGATGCCCGTGATGCCGGTTTCCTCTTCCTTGGCGTAGGCGTCGTACAGCATCTGCGTGTTGACACGCGCCTTCTCTTCCCCGTCCGGGTAGGCCTTCAGGGGGACACCAAGCATCGACCCGAGCGCCGAGATCCCGAACTCCTTGCCCGCCCCCATGACGGCCAAGTCGTAGGCCTCGCCCTTGCGGTCGATCATGGCCCGCTGCCCCTCGTCGACGGTGATGATGCCGTCGGAGACGAGGTTGGAGATCATCCGGTCGACCCGGTAGTCCTCCCACTTGTCGAAGCGGGGAAGCCCTAGCTTCTCTCGGGCCCAACCTTCGATGTTGACCCCGCCCGGAACCCCCAGAAGGGCTGTTATGCCCTTTACCGTCCTTGTCAGAGGGAGAAACGGTCCGATCTCGTCGGTCTTTCCTCGGGCGGCCTTCCACGCCCACTGTAGAGGTGCGTGCGGCGCGAGAAGCATCGAGAGGGTGTCCAGAGTATCATAGCCGTCCTGCTCCTGAGACTGCGACAGGGCCTGCTCCCAGAGGGGCCCCGACTGTCTCTTGGCCTCGGAGTACTCGGCCTCGGTGATCGTGCCGTTGGCCTTCCACTTCTCGATCAGGCTGCCGGCTCGGTTGATGTTGCTCATGCCGGCGTTGTAGGTGTTGGCCAGCGGATCCAGCCAGCCGTCCATCGGCCAGCCGATGCGGGACGGGCTGGCGTAGATGGTCCCCATCCAGTCCGGCACGCCCGGGATGTCAAGGAACGGCACGGGCATTGAGCCCCGTAGCCGGGTGGGCACGTTGCGCTGGCCCGCCGACTCCAAGTACTCCTTGACCTTGAACCACGTGTGCAGCCCGGCCGGCCGGTTCATCGACCACAGGGCCCAGTTCCAGACGCTGTGCGTCGTCCAGAAGCCAAACGGCATGAACATCGCCATGGCATTGTCGACGTACGTCCGGCGGCTGTAGTTCAGAAGGGCGGAGTCTCGGAGAGCCTCGCCCATCTTCAGGGACATCCGCTGGACCTCGGGCATCTTGGTGTGCAGGTGCTCGGCGTACCCGGCAAGGGCCGACCGCCACCTCAGGGCCTCTTCCTCGGGAAGCCCCCGAAGGACGTCGTCCAGCTTGAGGACGGGCTTCTTGAGAGCGTCCAGAGACGCCTGCCGCATGGCCTCCATGATGGTGTGCCCGCCCTGCATCCAGACCGCATTCAGCGGGTCCATCCCCACTTCCTCGGGGATCATGTTCAGGCGCATGCTGGCGTTCATGGCCGCCATCGAGCCGATCTCCCGAGGGACCTCCTCGACGACCTCGCCAGCCGCAGCCGCAGTCTCCTTGGCGGCCTTGCGGGCAGCCTGCTCGGCCTGCTGGCGTGGGCCAACGTTCCCCAGCGCCCGCCGGTAGGCTTCCAGCAGGATCTCTACGTCCGTGGGGTCGCTGACCTCGCCGGACAGGATGTGGACGTTCCCCCACGGCGTCTTGGCCGCCATGGCGTCCTGCGCCTCGCGCTCGGCCATGTGGATGAGGTTGCGGTAGCGCATGCGGATGGCCGCCATTTCCTGCTGCTTGGCGGCACGCTGCTCGATAGGCGTGTGCCGGGGCAGAGCCGCATACTGGCGGGAGAACGACTGCTGGTTGCGCTGGTACTCCCGCTGTAGCTCGTGAACCGTGTACCGGCCGGCCCGGACGTGGGCCATCTCTTGGGCAGAGCGGGAGGCCCCGATGGACAGGTAGTCGTCGATCGCAAGCCCGTGGTTGTACATGCTGTCGACGAGCTTGCCGTACTCCGTGTCGAAGCGGTCGCTCATCTTGAGCCAGATCTGCTCACGCTTCGCCTCGACGGCCATCCGCTCGACGTCAGACATCCCGTCGGCGGGATGCAGGGCCTTGTTGCGGAAGAACTTGTTGCGCTCACGGCGGATGAAGCTGAAGAACCCGTCCATGTCCGCCTGCATGGCGTCGAACTCTCTCATTGGGTCGGCAGGCAGGCGCAGGCCCTTCTCTTGGGCCAGCTTCTGTATCCCAGCCCGCAGGTTCTGAATGCCCTCCCGCTGGATCATGCTGGCCCGGCGGAACATCTCCGCCTCTTGCGAGGCGAGCCTCGAATACGCTCCTGCCCGGGCCGACATGTCCTCGATGCCACGAATGAACGGCATCTGGTCTTCCATCGTCTTCAGGTGGCCGAACATGGCGTCGTTCCAGTCGGCGGTCATTTCCCGCCAGAACGTCATGTAAGCGCCCGGACCCTCGGTTTCCAGAACCGTAATGGCCCGCTCGGCCCGCAGCTTGATGGCCGTCTTGGCGATGTCGTCAAGGTGCTGGCCGACTACCTGAACGGCGTTGTCCAGAGTGGATGCGATCCGCTCCGGGTCGCCGGTCTGAAGAGCATCCCCGAGGTCCTTGCGAAGGACCTCCATGTACTCGTCTGGGAGAACCTTCTTGAGGTCGTCGGCGCGCAGGCCCAGCTTCTCCGCCGTGTTGTCAAGGATGGTGTCGAAGCCGGCGTTGAGGTTCTTGAAGAACACGTCGTCGATGTCACTCGGGCCAACCGACCCGCGGACCGCTCGCTCCAGCGTGCGCTCGACGTCGTCGCCGAGAGACGAGATGTCAAGTCCGGGGAAGCGGCGAGTGAGGAACGTGTTGACGGTGTCGTATCCAGAGCCGCCCTTCCACATGCCACGCCAGTACTTCATGTACCCGGCCGTCAGAGCCCTCTGGCTGGCCGACATTTCGGCCTGCTGTCCCAGCTTGGCCATGTCCAGCTTGCCGAGGTTGATGTCGCTGATCCTGCGTGTTACCATGCCGAGAATGCCGGTGTCCGAGTCGGCGCCCTTGACGGCTATCTTGGCCGCCTTCTCGGCCTCCAGAAGGGCCTCGTGGGCTAGGCCGCTGGCCTTCTTGGCCTCGGCGGCGAGGTCGGCCGGCCCGAAGCCTTCCTTCAGGCGCTCGGGGACGAACCCAACTCGGTTCCAGAACCGCTCAACATCCTTCCCCTGACCCCAGCGCCCCCACACTCCCCGGAACGCCATCGTCATCTCGTTGTTCAGGAAGTTGCGGATCGGGTAGCCCGGGTTGAGCTTCAGGTAGGCCAGCGTCTCGGACGCCTTCAGCACGTCGGCGGCCTTCATCCACAGCCCACGGGACTGCTCGCCAAGCTGGAGAACCATCTGGCGAGCCACGGCATCGTACGTCGCCCCCTGAAGGTGCAGCTTCAGCGAGGCTATATCAAACGGAACCTTGCGATCGAAGAATAGCGTCGCAAGGGACTTTACGGTCTTGGCATCAATCTGGCCCTCGGCGATGGCCTTGGCAACCGCCATGGCCCCCTGAGACTTCGGGACACGTCCGCTCTGGATGATCTCCCCCGCCCGATTGAGGACGTTCTGGGGGTCCTTCTGGATCATCCGCAGGATGTCATCCAGCCCGTGGGCCTTGGGGTTGCGCCCAAGAAGCTCCGCCAGATTGTTGAGTAGCTGGCGCTCGCCGGCCGACTGGGAGTACGCCTTGAAGATGTCGTCCCACGCCACGCCTGACTGCCCGAGGGCAGCCCGCAGCGTGCGGACTTCGTGGCTCACCAGCTTCGGCTCAAGGGGAGCCGAGGACACGGCCCGAATGGCCGCCGCCATGCGGCCCTGAATGGTCGGCAGGTCACGGGCGTCCGACAGGATGGTCTGGACGTGCGTGCTGACCATCTCCATGAGTTCTAGCGATCGGGACTGCGGCGTCAGGCCGAACCACTTCAGCCCGGGGACGCCCTTCCGCTCGATCATCTTGCCGGCGGCGTCCGCTCGCTGAGGGCCGATGTCCAACTTCGTCAGGATGTTGCGAGCCTTCTCCTCCCAAGAGTTCTCCCGAACCATCTTGGGGATGGCCTGCCCAAGTTCCTCGTACCCCTTCTCCCACAGCGTCCGCAGCTTCGCAGCCGCCTCGGAACCCGGGCCGTCCTTGAGCGCCTGTCTGGCTAGCGCAACCGCCTCGTCGCCGAACCCCTCGGCACCCTTCAGGGCCGGGATCAGTTCGTCTGGCAGAGCCTTCTCGCCGGCGGCCGTCAACTCCATGGCTCGCTCGACGGCACGAAGGGCGTCGTCGAAGCCACGAACGGCCACCTCTGGCACTAGCGTCTCCAGAGTCTTGATGCCCTTGATGGCTCTCTCGACAGGCTTGAGGTACGGGAAGATCAACCAAGACGGGTCCAGTATGACGTGACCCAGCATGTCCCACATCTGCCCGCGCATCCACAGGGCTCCGCCCTTCTGCTCCAGTTCGCCCTGCACCGTCGACCAGTCTGCCCCCTGCGAGAACCGCTGGCGGGCGTAGGCCAAGTCAGCCACGCTCATAACCGGCGTCTGGTCTGGGGACGCCGGCGTGCCGCCGAACAGGCCCATGAACCGCATGCCGGTTGGCGTTTGCTCGACCATCGGCTTCTGCGAGCCGGTGATCTCGTAGTAGAACGTTGACGCCTTCCACGCATCGTCGAGGTTCTTGAAGTACTCGTCGAGCGTTCCCGACGCCTTGGCGTACGCGTACTGGTCGGCCATGCCGGCGATGCGCTCTACGCCTTCAGCGCCAACATCGAGCACGGTCCCCGCCGCACCAATGAACTTCCCGATGGGGGCCATGATAGGGGCAAGGAACGACCCGGTTGCCGCTCCGGCCTTCTTGATGCTGTCGGGCTGGTCGTTCCACCAAGCGCCGAACGACGCAGCAGCAGACGGGAGGAAGGCGAGAACCGACTTCTCCCACGGCTGGAGCTTCTCGTAGTTCCGCTCATGCTCGACGGGGCGTGCAGAACGCTCGGCGTCCCGCATGACTTGACGGGCCTCGTTGATGGCGTTGTGCTGCATCGAGGACATGTAGTACGACTGTAGGTTCTGCGCCCTGCCCTGCGTCCACTTGTAGTTCTTGGGAAGGTAGTCGCGCAGGTCGTACCCGGGATGCCCCTTGAGGGGGATCGGCGTGTCCTCAACCCACTCGTCGAAGGTTGGCTTTTCGGTCATCTAGAATCCAATCCGCCACATGTACAACATGGAGTCTGGGCCGTATCTCCCGCCGCCATCGCCCCAGCCGCCGCCACCCCAGCCATCGCCCCAGCCATACCCGCCGTTGTCGAACATGTAGCCGCCGTCTGCGCCAGCGCCACCATCATCGAGATTGGCGATGGCGCGTGCGATTTCACCCATGATGCGAGACTGCTCCACGAGGGACGGGGCCGCCTCTTCGGGCTTGGTCGGGTCGGCGAGGTACTCCCGCCACGAGAAGTCTTCCTTGGGCTCGTATGTCCCCGTGTTCTTGGGCTCGGAGCCGGAGTAGTATCCGGTGTAGCGGGCCATGAGGGCGTCGGCGGCAGCCTGCCAGCCATACACCGAGGCGTTGTTCTTCGGCTCGGATCCAGAGAAGTATCCGGGTTTCGGGGTAACGTTCGTGAGAAGTCCCCAGATGGGACTGAAGACCGCCTTGGGAAGACCGCCGATCTGAGCAGCGGCCGCCGAGAGACTGGCGGACGGGAAGCCGGCCGCCGTCCTTTTCAACACGTCCCCCCACGTCTTGGTTGGGTTGGCGGGACCAAAGGAGATCCCGCGGCCAGCGGTGTAGCTGGGGGGCTGATACGCCCCGGTGTTCTTGGGTTCGCTGCCGGTGAAACCCGGCTTGGGCTTCGTCACCACTGGAACTCGGGGCCCCTTGACCCCAACGGCCTTCGGTGTCTTTACGCCGCCACCACCGCCTTGTTCATTAGCCATGTGTCACCTCGTTACTATCTAGGGGCCAGATTGGGAGCGCCATACTGATTTACTCCGTAGGGTGCCCCCGGCTGCCAGTTTCTATTGGGCCCCGTTCTGTATCTTCCGACGTCCTGCGCCATCCGCCGATTGAACATCGGGGCGAAGGCGGGCCTAAGATTGATGGGGAGCATGAAGTAGTTGCCCCTCGCCATGTAAAGCTGCTCGGCAAAGAACTCGTCTTTCTTGTGCGAGGCCCAAGACAGCTTGGCACCAAGGCTGGATCCGTAACTCGCCTGTGTGGCCGCTATCTGCTGGGGCGTCGCCGCCGCCCACGCGGCGGATGTAAGGCCGGGCATCTTTGCGCTCACGGCATGGCCGTACTCGTGTGCCGCCACGCTGGGATTGGTCGTGTCCTTTAGACTAATGGCCTCGAAGCCCGGGATGTTGGTGTACGCGTTCCCTCGAATGGCCGAGTAGACCGGGTTGGTCGTAACAACAACCCTGCCAAGAATGGCCCGCGCCTCGGGGGATAGCTGAGCGCCGAACGTAGCCGCATACGGGAGGGCCCGTGTGCCAGCATACAACTGCGTCGACGTCGGGTTCGGCGTTGTGGCTGCAAACGCCGCCTCTTGCCTACGCCAGTCCGCCCATGCCGGGGGCCTGCTGAGGTTGACCGGCAAGCTCGGGGACGTCACCGGCTTGTTCTGCGGCACCAGCGACTTGAACTGCTTCGGCAGCTTCGGGGGTTGCCTCAGGTTTGAGCCCGAGCCTGATTCGTAGGCCATTCCTTACCTCCAGCGGGAGACGATTTCCGAAGAACTCTAGCTGCCACTCCATGAAGAGCGTCTCGACCTCTTCCTTGGCCTCGGCCTCAAGAGTGTCCCAGTTTCGTTGCGTGTCGGTAGCCATTACGCCTCCCCGCCACCACGCATCATCCCGGTAGCGCCCTCGAAGGTCGCCTGCTCACCGCCCGCTTCGATCGGCGGCCCACCGCCCATGCCCGGGTTCATGCCCTGTCCGCCGGCTTCCATGCCCATGCCCGTACCTGCTGGCGAGCCTTCCATGCCGGCCTGCGGGCCGCCCATGCCGCCCTCGACCGAGCCGGGTCCGCCGGCGGCGGCCTCTGCGCCCTGTTGGCTGGCGGCCTGCTCCATCATCTGCTGAACCATCTGCTGGGCCATCTCTTGGGCCATCTTCTGCATCTGGCCGCTCTCGACGAGGTCGATCGCCTTGACCTTGGCACCGACGTACGCCCACTTGAACTGTTCCTTGGTCCAGTTGCGGACGCGTCTCTGGCTGTCCTTCTCGCCAAGTTCGTCCAGAATAGTCTCGGTGTCGACCTTCAGTTCCCGAGCCATCATCACCGCCCCGTTGATCTTCTGGAGGCGGTCGATCGGCAGGTCGGCTTCCTGGTCAACCTTGATGTAGATGTAGTTGGGGTCGATGTCGCCGGGGTAGATCGTGAACTCCTTGCCGTACGTTGAGGACTTGCCGTCCGTGTCGTACGCGTGCAGGGGCTCCTTGGAGTAGTGAGCGTACAGCAGCATCAGCCGGTAGAGGCCGGCCATGCACCGCTCGCCGAGGTTCTTGTACGGCATCAGCCGGCCCATGGCCGTCTGCACCCGCAGGTTGTACCCCGAGTACGTCTCGCCGGGCATCGTCTCCGAGGAGATCAGGATGCGCGGCATGGTGGCCCTGTCCATCTCTGAGATGAACTGGTTGTACAGTTCCGACAGGGCGGGGTCCAGCCCCTCCTTCGGAAGGAGCTTGACGTCCTGCATCGGGCCGACGATGAACTCGCCGCCCGGGGTCCCGTAGCGTGTGACGATGTTGCCGGACCCGGGGCCAGCCTTGACGAGCTTGGGCCGCCCGAACTCCGCCAGCCCCTCGCTCACCCGCAGGCTGCCGATGATGTTGGCCGTGAACCAGCTTTCGGCCAGCACGATCGGCTGGAGCAGCGGGTTGCGCTTGTACCGCTCTTCGTGCTCCAGCGTGGTCCCGCCCAGAACGGCCGACCACGGAAGGAACGGGTACGGGTTCTTCTCCCGCAGGACCTCGATGACGGTTCCGCCCTCGCCCTGAGCCTGTCCCTCGTCCTCTCCCAGCGTAGCCCATACCGCCCGGGCGTCGATGTCGCTCCAGTCGTACAGGAGCCACGGGGCGTCTAGGGCAACGCCCCCGTTGGTCACAAGGTCCCTGAGTTGCTCGACCCTATCGCCCCACAGGTACAGGATCTCCCGGGTGGTCTTGGGGATGACCGACAGCACCACCTCGGGGCCGTACTCCGAGTAGATGACGTGGGCGTCCGGCGGCCGGCGGATGATGGTTGCGAACTGGCCGAACTGCTTGTAGTACTCGTACTTCCTCGTGTCGGCGTTGATGGCCTTCAGGGCCTTGATCTGCGTCGGGAGGTGGACGATGGTGGCGATGCACTCGTCGTACAGCAGGGCCGACCGGTTGATGTCGGACTTGTTGACGGCCTGCCGCCCGTCGGCCAGCGTCCCCTGATGCTTCAGGACACGCTCCCACTCGTTGGCCTTGCTCTTGGCGACGTCCCAGTTGGGGCTGACGTCAGACCCGAGCGCCTTCATCACCGACAGCGGGTCCACGGTCGGCACGTCGTCCAGAACGGACAGGACACGGACGCCGGCGTTGATCCCGTCGTAGGGCTGCGTGGACTTGAAGTTCCTGAACCACCCCAGTTCCCTCATGCGAGGTGGGGGCTCATAGTCCGCATGGATCATCTTGTCGATGCGCTCTTGGTCCTTGCGGAGGTCGTAGTCCCGCTCGTACAGGACGTGCGCCTGCTCGATGTACCAGTCCAGAGGATGCAGCCCACCCGGAAGTTCGCTGTCAGCCATTCCACGCTCCTAGCTCGTTGAAGGGGCTGGGCTCTTGCCCAACTCCCATCACGCCTGGCAGTTGATCGTCAAGTTCCCACAGGCTGGGCATCAGGTTCCCCTGTCCCGCCTGACACATGTAGTACACAGCGTCGATGGTGTCGCAGAACGGCGCTCCCGCTTGCCAGCCGCCCCACTCGCCCTTGAACTCGTTGATGAAGGCGTTGTACTCGTCCGAGACGAACGCCCGCCCGAACTGGAACATCGGGGCCAACTGGTCCTCGAAGCGGGTTCCCTTGGCCATGTTGTTGCCCTTGCAAGGAAACACGGGCAGGTTGGTGTTGTGGAGCAGGTAGTCGTAGAAGAGTTCGCCCTTGCCGAGGACATCAATGCCTACCGTCTGAACCAGTGGCGAATAGCGTTCGTAGAACGACTGAACCTTGAGCTCGGCATCCCCGCGGGTAAGATGACCGACCCATCCATCCACCAGCACAATCCCGCCGCCCGGAATGAGTCTTCCCACCGCAAGGGCAAAGCGGTCCCGGTCTTCGGTGTGCAGCTTGTCGGCAACGGTGGCGAAGTCGACCCCGATGGCGACGGGCCAACTGCTTGAGATGTCTTCCGAAGGATACTCATGCAGCCACTCCGTCTTCAGGTACTTGCCGCTGGCGGCCATCAGGTCGAGCAGGTACATGCGGGCGAAGCCCAGCAACCCAGCCTTCTTGCGGGCCCTCTCGACCCGCTCCATAGGGAAGCCGTCGGGCCACGCCAACTTTACGTGTCCCTGCTCCCACTCGCACCATACGGCCTCTGGGTCCGACTCTTCGCACTTCTTGTACACCGGCGTCGTGCAGATGACGTACTGCCCCGTGCTCTCGACGTAGGTCAGTACGTCGTTGTGAACCCACGGGGTTCCAATCCAAATCTCCCATGGAAAGTTGGGCTCGGTGGTTGGATAAATGGTGTCGGTGACGATCTTGTTGACTTCTGCCAGTCGGCGGTGGCTGGCCGTGTTGCGCTCGTTGTTGATGTCGTCGACGATGATGTAGGAGGACGGGTGCTTCCCGATGATGTCCGAGGACCCGTAGCCAAGCCCGATGAACGAGTTGTCCTTGCCCCAGCGAAGCCGCTGGCTTTGGAACTCCCCAAACGGCATATCCAGACGAACAATGTCATAGCCACCAGCGCCCCAGTTGGTAGCGCTAGGGCCAATGTAGGGCCAAGCCACCTGTCGAATGGGAGCATGTTCCACGATCTTCGAGATGATGCTGGAGTTGTCCTTGGCGATGCCATCGGCCACCTGTAGCAGCAGACCGTTCTTGTCCGGTTCGCACAGCGTCCTGTAGGCGGCGAAGGCGTTGGTGATCGTCGTCGTCTTCGTCGACCCACGGAAGGCCTTGATGACGATGCCCTTGTTCTGCGCCCGGGCCCAGTAGGCCATCTGGATCCAGCGGCGGGCATGGCGCGGAAGCGGCCGGCCGTATAGCCCGGTGTAGAACGCCTCGAAGCCACGTGGCGTATCCGAGCGGATGAGCTCGGCTAGTTGCTGGGCTCGCTCCCGCGAGAGGTTCACAACTTGCCTTCCTTCTGGACGCGCCACGCCTTCTTGAGATTATCCATCCTCTTCGCTTGGATCTCCTCTTCCCGTCGCCTTGGGATGGCCTGAACGGCCTGCGCCTTCGCCAAGTTCCTGTCTCTCACAAGCTCAACGTCCCTCCGGTAGTTCCTCTCGATGCCCATGGCGATGCGGTTCTGGGCCAGCACTTCCAGATTCAGGGCGTCTGCCTGCTGCTTCTTGCGGCGCTGGTACTCGTCCCAAGTCAGGGTTCCGTAGTACCCCCCGCCGATGTCGCCTACGACCGCCACCCCGCCAGCGGCGAGGGCCGCTAGGAAGCCGTCCTCGAACAGCAGACCGATGTCGTCGCCCTCGGGCATGGCGTCCATCCAGATGTCTTCGTCCACTACTTGCCCCTCAGACTGTCGAGTGTGACGCCGGCCTTGCGGGGGCTACTGCCGTAGAACGCAACCAAGAAGTGGTCGATTGTGTTGTCTGACACATTGATCTTGTACCTCCCGTTTGTGTCAGACGGCCCCTGATACACTAGGGCGCTCGTATTGGTGTTGAACAGGCGGACGTCCGCATACGGAACCGGAATGCCGGCCCTGTCCCTCACCGTTCCGTAGATGGCGTACAGGTATCCAAGAAGCGCCCCGTCCGCCGAGTGCCCCAACAGCGAGTTGGCTACGATCAGGGCTATCGCACTCGACACCTCCACATTGTCTGCGATGTGCGAGTGCAGCGCCTCGGCCACTGCCAACAGGTGCGTCTGCGCCAACGATGGCGCTTCCGCCGCATGCTCGTGGCTGGCGTCAGCCGCCGCAAGCAGGTGGGCCTGCGTCAGCGCGGCATTGTCAGCCGCGTGGGCGTGAGTCGCATCTGCCGCCGCCAGCAAGTAGTTCTGCACCAGCGTCGGCGCTTCGGCCGCGTGCGCGTGCGTGGCGTCCTGTGCCACAAGGCTATGGTGTTGTGTAAGGTTCGGGCCCTCCGCCGAGTGGGCAGAGAGGGCGTCTGCTGCTACCAGCAGGACGCTGACGCCCAGCGTCGGGCTGTCTACCGCGTGGCCGTGGGCGGCGTCCTGAACCGCCAAGACATGCTTCTGGACGAGTGCCGGACCATCTGCGGCGTGGGCATGGGCGGCGTCTTGCGCCACAAGCACGGCACCGGCATTCGACGGACCAACCAACTCTTCCCAGAACCACGCCTCAATGAGCAGGTCTGGGTCGGACCAGCTTTCCGCCCTTAGGTCTGGGTGCCAGAGTCCTAGGCTCACGCGTTATCCAAGAAGAACGCTGGCATACCTCCGGTCCATGCGGCCTGAGCCACAAGGGCGTTTGCCGGAGTGGGCATGGCCCCGGCGGTCACGGCGAACTGGAAGCGGTAGCCGTAGAAGTAGCCGAGGCTCATCTGGAGGTTCCCCGGCAGAGCTTCGGGCGCCGTGGCGATCTGCCCCGTGGTGGCGGCTACGGTCGTTCCCAGCGCCCCAATGCCAGCGGTTGTGCCAGTCGTATTGACCGAGCAGGCGATGAAGTAGATGACGCCCGCCGAGAGGGCAAGGCCAAGTCCCGATCCGGCGACGCCCCATGCGTTTGCAGCGGTCGAGAACGTCAGGGACGCGGTGAGTCTTTCGAGGTCGGAGTATCGGTAGATGGCGCAGGTGTAGATGTTCGTCGTCGCGCCCACACCGTAGAACCGGATGGTGTTCACCGTGATGTCCGCATCCAGTCGGAAGGCCGAGCAGCGGGCAACCGTTGCGGTGATGTTCGTTGGGGTGGGGGCGATGTTGCTAGCCCTCTGGATGTGCCGCATGGCGTGAACCGGGTCGCCGCCGTTGAACGCGGCGATGATCTTCCCGTCCCACGGATGGGCCGCCACCACTCCAGACGACAGCGGGACAAAGCCCTGCCCCTCGTCGTACAGAATGGACGCCCCCGGCCCCAATAGCCGCTTGTCCAACTCGATGACCGTGCTTCCGTCCGTGTGCTGGATCGTCACCGTCACCGAAGAACTGGCGTGCTTGTTCCGCACGGAAAGCGTCTTGAGGTTCCTCTGGACGCCCGACCCCGGCGAGGACACAACATCCGTCGTCGTAGCCGTGGAGATGGCCGTGTTCAGCCTGCCCGGAGTGACCGCCGTCCCGTTGTAGTCCACCCAGGACGCGTGGACAGATACCGTGACGGCCTGCCCGGTGATGACCTGAACCTTGTCCGAGGTGCTTGTTAGGAGGATCATGTTACGCCGGGTCCGCGATCTCAATATCCCAAACGGGGATGTCCACCGTGTTCCCAGCCGTCAAGGTCTGGGGCGTACAGGTGGTCACATACAGCAAGTTCGTCCCGTCCACCAAGGCGATGTGCTGGGCGTTCCCCGTGGCGTCAACCGGGACGGCGCTCTTGGCCGACACCGTCACCTTGCGCCCCGAGGTATCCCCGTTGGCCACGGTGAAGTCCGTCGGGGACATGGCCACGTCCGCAAGGGCGTATGTGGTCACGGCCTCCGCTCTTGTAGTCGGCTGCGTCGAGCAGACAACCATCAGGGTAGCCCCGTTCTTGAGGATGTTCAACGCACCATCAAGAACACTGTCATGTACAATCTTGGCCATCTCTTATCTCCTTTGCTTCTTGTGTACAACCCGTCTCTTCGGGCGCTTGCGCTTGACCCTCGGGTCCGTCATAATGATCCGGTTAGTCACGACCCGTTTTGCTGTCACTCAGCACGTCCTCGAAGTCCACACGTGGGTAGGCCGTAAGCTCCCCGCCCACGCCTGCGTTGTAGATGCGGATGCCTCGCAGCCGGCACTCCCGGTAGGCCAACTCGTGGGCCATCTGGAGCGTCTGGTTCTGGAGCCTCGCCTGCTGCACCTTGCGGTTGTCGACGGGCATGTACTCGGGGTCGAAGTGGTTGACCTCGTTGCCCTTGTAGCCGAGGTCGCAGCCGATGACGTACAGGTCGTTGTACCCCAGCCGGGCGGCGATCTGGATTGCCGTCGGCACGCTGCCGCCGAAGATGCAGTACTCCGGCTCGTGCCAGCCCGGCGACGGGTTGCGGCTGGCGTCGACGTGCGTGCAGTTCGGGTACAGGTGGACGTTGCCGAAGACCTCGCCCTTCTTGGCCACCATGTCGTCGTAGAAGTCCTGCCGCACCCAGCAGTCCTCCCGCATGTTGACGTGCAGCAGGATGTCGTCGACGTAGAACGGTGCCTTCGACCGGTCAGCCAGCACCCAGTGGGTCGGCCGCCAAGTCGTCCGGTGGTAGAGCAGGTGGATCCGGTTGACGCCGAACGTCACCTCGTTCTCCAGCCGGTCCAGCGGAAGTTTGTTCAGGCTCGGGCCGTTACCAACGATCCAAGCTCGCATCTTGGGTACGCCTCCAGTTTGCCGCCGACGCCGGCGTTGGCGATCGTGACGCCGCGGCCGAGGCACTCCCGCCATGCAAGCCCGTGGGCGTAGGCTTGCGCCTCGGCCAGATACTGGGCCCACTCAGGGTCGTAGGGGCGGAAGTTGAAGTAGTCCTCCGAGAAGTGGTTGTTCTTCCCGGGCTCGTAGTCGACGTCCATGCCGACCACGTAGATCTCGTCGTAGCCCATCGTCACCGCAAGCTGGATTGCCGTCAGCCCGCTACCTCCGAAGACGCAGAGTTCCGGCAGGTGCCAGCTATCCGGCCACCACTCCCGGTGGCCGACCCGTACGCCGTGCCGCATGCAGAGCGGCAGGATGTCGAACCGGCGGCGCAGGTCGTCCGGCGGGATGCCGAGGGCCTGTAGGCGGGTGAAGTGGCGGGGTGCGATGTGACACCGGTACCCCTGCTCTTCGTGCAGGAGGAACAGGCTCGCCCACTCGTCGATCGGGATCTGTAGGTCCCTGTCCACGCACACCCAGTGCGTGGGCCGCCACGTCGTGTGCGGGTAGATCAGATGGCACTGGTTGAGCCCGAAGGTCGTCTCGCCGGCCAGCAGGTCCAAGTTGGTGTCAGCCAGCGAGGGCCCGTTGCCTACGACAAAACATCGCACAGGCTGACCCTTGGGTAGACCTCCAGCGTGCCGCCGGGCGTGGCATTCCAGACCCAGATGCCGTTGGCCTTGCACCACTCGTAGGCCAGTTCGTGCATCTGGCGGCCAAGCTCGTTGTTGTACTTCGCCCGGTCCTCGGTGTGGATCTCTAGGAAGGCCTCGTACTCCTTGCTGAAGTGGTTGCTGTCGCCCTCGCTCAGGAGGGGGTGCCAGTCCAAGTCGCACCCAAGCAGGTACAGTTCGGTGTAGCCCATCTTGATAGCCTGCTGCATCATGGGCCCCATGCCGGTCCCCAGCTTGCAGAGCGTGTCCGGCTCCTCGGGGACGCACCACTTGGCGGGCCAGTTGGCGTCGCCGGGGGCGGCGCACAGGTGCTCAAGGTGGAACTTCCACGGGTGGACCCATGTGGGCACAAACTCAAGCCACACTTTGGGATGTGCATGCCACTTGCCCTGAAGAAGCTCGACGATGTCCTCTCGGATGTAGCACTCTTCCCCGGACGTGACGTGCGTCATCAGGGCATGGAAGTCGTCCTCCCGCTGCGGGAGGTCGGACCACATGAAGTACGTCGGCCGCCACTCGGTCTTCGGGTACATCAGGTGGATGCGGTTCATCCCGAACGAGTCTTCGTGCTCGATCAGGTCGAGGTCCGCGTGGGACAGCGAGGGGCCGTTGCCCACGAGAAAAGCCCTCATAGCCACAGGTCCTGATGCGGGCAGTGATCGCCCGTTCCCTTGGCCCCGCCTCGGTAGAGGACGCTCAGGTCGTCCTTTATCACAGGTCGGTCTGCGATCGGAACTTGAACAGGAGGGCGTGCAGGATCTCGTACCACGACCCCAGCATCTTCCCCGGGATACGGGCGGTGTAGGTGTCCTCGGTGAGGGCGAAGCCCTCGGTCTTGCTCATCTCTTCCAGGGCCTTGAATGCCTTGCCAACGATGTTAGCGTTGTCTTCCATTTCACTTGAACCAGTCATCGGCCCTCCCGGCCACAACGCAGAGCGACCACACGAAGAACATGGCGAGGAACAGGAATGCGAAGGCGATCAGCGCCCAAGCCATCACTCCTCCAGCGGTTCGGCCTCGGCCTCTCTTATGTCGAGCAGCAGGTTGATGAGGTCGTCGAGGTCCGAGCCGGCGATGTCCCAGCACAGGCCGCAGTCTTCGTCTTCACCGTCTGCGCTGGCCAGCAGGAACCACATGCAGATGCCGACGCCGTCCTTGTAGGCGATCTTGTCGGCTCGCAGGCGGCCGCGCTTATAGATCGTCGGCATCGGCGTCTTCCTCCAGATCGAGTGCGTCTTCGGGGTCGTCCATCAAACTATCGAGTCGGCGTTTGCCGTCCTCGCTTATCAGCAGGGCAATCCGTACGCCGCCGCAGGTCGGGCAGGGTTCTCCACCTTCGGGATCCCAGTCTTCGACGCCCGAACCCTTTTTGGCTTCTTGGAGTTTCCCGAGGCGTTGGAGAAGAAGCCGATGAGCCGTGACACTTCCGGCTCCGCCGTCAACGGCTTGTACAGCTAGGGTCTTTAGCGACTCATCGGCTTCGTCCCACTCCAAGCTACCCAGTTCTTGCAGCAGCTTTGCAGCCCGGTCGGTGCGGCCGCTGTTGCGCTTCTCGACCGCCTTGCGAGCAAGCTCGACGGCCCGCTCGTGCGACAGCGTGCCGCCGGTGATCTTGCCCTTCTCGTCTCGGGTTAGCGTCTGGTGGTCAGCCACTGGCGTTCAGGAAGTAGAACGCAACAGCGGCGGCCAGCAGGATCGCACCCCAGTAGACCGTCTTCCCGGTTTCGTCCACTCAGTCCCTCCTGCGTCTTATGTCTACAAGACAAGTCTACCACACATTCGCGTTTCTGTCAAGTGCGCCATCCACTACGCCTGTTGTGTAAACCGGCCCCGTTGCTCGCTTTGCGCAACGCCCTTGACAGGATGCGGCTTCTGTGGTAGGATTGTCTTGGCGGGCATAGCAGCGACCTGACAGCCCGCCAACCCGCCGGCCGTATACCCCCGCTTGGCCCCCTGCGGGCCAGCCGGCCGGCATCCCCCGCCGCCTTCGGGCGAGCGGTACGCCCGCCGACAGCCCCGTCGGCGGGCTGTTTGTTAGCGGGGGACGGAAAGCGGCAGGCTGCCGGCGAGAACGTGAGCAGGCGGGCCGGCCGTATGCTCGTGGGCGCAACGGCCGTAGTGGGCGATGGCGTTGTTGCAGTTGTGGCAGAGGACACGGAAGCCGTCTGGGTAGCCGAGCCGCTTGAGCCTGAGCCACAGTTCGCTGCCGGCCTCCTTGGCCCCAAGCTCTTTGCGCTCCCTGTTCCCGCCTCCGTTGATGTGGTCGATCGCCAAGAACTCGTAGCGATCCTCGCCGCAGCAGGCGCACCTTCCCCCGTAGTGGATCAGGACCTCGGCCCGGCGCTTGTGCCGGTACACACGGCTGTACTCATAGTCCCAGTCGCGCTTTGGTCGGCTGCGGTCGTACTCCCTCCGCTCCTCCCTGTAGGCCTCGTAGTATCTGCGGGCGTATGCCTTCGCATCCTCTGGGTTCTTGTGGGTCATATGCGCCTCCGCCCACAATCCTACCACGACACCACCCCCGCACGCAAGTCCGCCGGCCGCCCGCTGGCGGCATCCTGCGACCACGGCTGACGGCGATCGGTTGCCGTGCCGGCGTCGGCGGTAGCACGGGAAAACAGACTACCGGGTTGCGGGGTTCGGCTGACCACCAGTTGGTACCATTTGCCTCGCAAGATTCCGAGGTAGTAACCCCCCACCTGCCCGCCAACGTACACACCGACGTACGGGCGGGCGCTTTCTCATACATTCTCTCTCTCTGCTCCCCAGCCCACAGCCTGCCCACAGCCTACAGCGTGCCCGCATGCATGCCCGCATGCTAGCCGCCCGCATGCTGCCGACCTGCCCGCATGCCCGCGCAGCGGCAGGCCCGTCGGCTAGCCGCTGTCATGCCGGCAGCATGCGCCAGCCGCTAGCCTGCCTGCGCCGACGGCTAGCCGACGGGCAGCACGGGAGCCTGCATGCCTGCTGCCCGCGAGTAGTGGCGGGCTGCCCCAGCGCCGCCTGATCGCCCGCCTGCCCGCCGCCTTGCCTGCCCGCTGCCTGCCCGCCCGCCAGCCTGCCGGCCCCCGATGCTTACTCTCCCTGATGAGAACCCCCAGGACCTTGCCAGGGACTTGTAGCTAGGTCCGAGCCCCCGAGGCGTCTGGGCGCGCAGTAGATCGAGCCCAGCAGCCCGCCCGGCGGCAATCCTGCCGGTAGCATGCCAGCCGCGGCTAGGCCGGTATGAACCTGCCGCCGGCCGTCCCGCTCATATGTCAAGCTAATGTCATGGCGCGATAGGTGACATTCGTTACGTGCCTTACTGACGGTTAGTGGCTATCATGTAGGCACAACACGGGAGGATACAATGACCGCCAAAGCCTTCATGTGCACGCCGCAATCCAAGACCGCCCACGAGTACGATCTACTGACTCCGGACCTGCGCCCTAGAGCTACGTGCGGCTATCGCCCTACTCAGTGGATACAGGACCTCGTACCCGCCGCATCGATTGACTCGGGCTATGTCCTCAAGACCAAGAAAGCGCCCGTGTACTGCCCCAAGTGCCTGGCGCACTGAGGATACAATGTCTTACATTCCCTACCACGTCCGCGAGCCCGGGCATACCGCCCGCCGTAGACTGGAGTAGACAATGCCCGCCCGTACCCGCCCGTGGACTGACCTGCCCGAGATAGCATTTGGCAATTCCAAGCTAGCCGACCTTGCCCGCCGCTTACGCGTCCCGCGGTCCGCTGTAGGCAGCTTTGACCTGCCCGCCGGTTGGACATGCCCGGCAGCAAACGAATGCATGGCGCGTGCTGATCGCCAGACTGGCCACCTGTCCGACGGTCCGCATGCCCGCTTCCGCTGCTATGCCGCGTCTGGCGAAGCGGTCCACCCTACCGTACGCGCTTTCCGATGGCACAATCTGGACATGATTAGGCCTATCATGCGAGACGTGCCCGCCATGGTGCGCATGTTGACTAGCATGCTGGCTGAGTATCCCGCACTGCGCGTGCTGCGCATCCATTCTTCTGGTGACTACCTTACACGCGAGTACTTGCACGCGTGGATTGCGGTAGCACGCCAGCATCCGGGTATCACGTTCTACGGGTACACTAAGGTTGCGCACTGGCTCCCGTCCCGTGCTACGCTGCCCGCTAACATGCGGTTGATCGTCTCGCATGGCGGACGCTTTGACAATGTGGCGCATGGCTATCCTGTCGCTATCGTCATCCCGCCGGATGCTATGACTAACGTCCCAGTCTACACCACGGCAGAATCAGAACGGGCATGCATGCGCGGAGAATCGTATGCACTGGTAGTCCACGGCACGCAACCGGCCCTAGACAATGCCCGGGATCGCATCGGAGTATAGCCGCCCGCGGGCATGGTAGCATGCCCGCCCGCGCACGCGGCCGACCCTACCGTCGGCCGCGAGCCCGGGCAGACCGGCCCGAACGGGAGGTTGACAGAATGAATGCCAGACGCACTGCCCCGGTTGATATGGTGGACTACTACAGCGCGCTGTATCCCGAGCCCGAGCCCATGCCCGAGCCCGAGCCCATGCCCGCACAGTGCCCGGCATGCGGGCATGTCAACGAGCCCATGGGCCAGCTGGGCATGCTCACGTGGTACCGCTGCCGCATGTGCGGCATGGAGTACTCGCGCCGATAGGTGACGTTTGTCATGCCCGGCGGGTGACATTTGTCACTGCCGCCCGCCGGGCTGATCGGTTAGGATGAATGCAGCCGAAAGGAGTCTACAATGTGCGCGACGCCTGATTGCAACGAGCCGACCGTCGGCAAGTCCAAGTACTGCAAGGCCCACCGCGAGGCCGCCCGGGTGGCATGGAAAGCCCGCGTGGGCATGGCCGAGGCCGAACGGGCCGACCGGTACGCGGGCTTTGCTGATCTGTTTGCCCGGGCCGAGGCCGCTGGCGAGGCCGCGCTGGTGGCTGCCGTGCCCGAGCCCATGGTGGTGCAGCAGCGATCGGAAGCATTCAACGACAATTCTCCGGTGGTACAATCGTGGTACGTTCCCGAAGGCGTGTGCGGGTTCGGTTGGGTGACCATCACGCCGGGGACGTCATCCGCTGCCCGCTGGGCCGTCAAGAATGCGGGCTTCCGTAAGGCCTACGGCGGAGGCGTCCAGCTTTGGATCAGTGCCGGTGGCCAGTCCTATGACCGCAAAGCCGCCTATGCCGAGGCCTACGCCGACGTCCTGCGCGCAGGCCTGCCCGCTGGTACGCATGCCTACGCCGGGGGCCGCCTAGACTGACCGCCAGTGCCGGGCACTGGCCGCCGGGGACCCACGCAGGTAGATCGTGGGCCCCCAGCGAGCAGCGAACCGGCTGCCAATGGAGGTGCAACATGGGGCAGTACTGGAAAGCCGTCAACCTAGACAAAATGGAATCCGTCAACCCTCACTCGATGGGGAACGAGGCCAAGCTGTGGGAGATTCTGGCCAACCACCCCACCATCAGCGACGCGGTACTGATCTTGACCGCAAACATGCCCGAGCCGAGGGGAGGCGGGGACCTCAACCCGGACCCCGTTATCGGCCGCTGGGCCGGGGACCGCATCGCCATCGTCGGGGACTACGCTGAGGACGGGGATCTGCCCGGCATGCCGATGGGGGCGATCTATGACAATGCCGAGGATATCACTGAGCTTGTCATTCCGGTTATCGAGCGCGAGCTCGACATGACGTTCGACCGCAGCGGCACGTGGCCGCAGTGGACCCACAACCAGAAGGGGGGCTAGCATGTGCCACCGATTCAGTCCTGTTCCCGTGAGGTTCAACCCGGTATACCGTGCCCGAGGCCGCTGGTGGTACCAGTGGGACGGCGAGCCCATCGGACCGTTCGCAACCGAGGATGAGGCAAGCTGCGACCTGCGCTGGCACATTCAACACCCGGATGACTACCTGCCCGAGGCCGCGTGGCTGGGCGAGCAGGCCTACCAAGGATGACGTCCGCCGCGGCGGGCCCGGCTGCCCGGGCCCCCTGCGAGGGCCGCCTATCTGGCACGGCTGGAGAGCAAACATGGGCTGGATGTTCACGAACAAGGGGTACGGTCAGACAATGCAATCCTTCTTTCAGGATGAATGGGGCGAGGGCGTGGAGATTCTGCGCTTCTGCTCCCGCGGCTGGACCGAGGCCTACGCCGTCCTGCGCGCCAAGCGCACCGGTGACGTGTTCGGGGTGGCCATCATGCTCAAGCATGCCCCCCGCAGCTACTACAACCTCGGGTACAAGGATATGGACGAGTCGGTCGGCCCGAACATCAACGGGGCCCCCGCCAGCTACATCGACCTGCTGGATGAGCTCGCGCCGCTTGACGATCAGAAGGACCCGAGCGGCTGGGCCCGCGGCTGGCGCGCACGCTGCCGGGCGAAAGCCGCTATCAAGAAGGCCTACCGGGCCGAGCGCGCCGCTGCCAGCAAGGAATGGAAGGCCCGCTATGCCACCGCGTGACACCGACGCCCACTACCACGTCAAGGTCGGCCCTAACTGGCACCGGGTGGACCGCCAGACAGGCAGGCACGAAGTAGTCAGCCGAGAGGGCAAGCTGCCCGATGACGCGCACACGATCGTCAAGGATGACGAGGGCTGCGACCACTACGTAAAGCCGAAGGGAGCCTAGCATGACCAACCCAGAAGCCGTCCACGCCGCCCGGCTGGCCACCGCCCTGTCTGAGGTCCTAGACCGGACCGAGTTTACCGACTTCCGGTGGACCCCCGAGTACGCCATGGGGCTGGATGCCGTCGAGGCCTACCGCCGAAGCCATACCAGCCGCATCCCGTACATGGCCAAGTACAACTACGACTACAAGCTGTGGGAAGACCTTCACGGAAGGCAGGAGGACTGACATGGACAAGCTAGGCGACATTCTGCGAGACGGAACCGGGGTGAACCTGTTCATTGATGACGTGCGCCGGGCCATACGAGAAGCGTATGAGGCCGAGGCGGATGTGTGCGAGGAGCACGAGGACGTGCGCTACGCCCGCGCCATGCGGGCCGAAGGCAAGAAGGTCGACAAGCTGCTGGCCAAGGCGCAGAAGGCCGTAGACGAACTGGCGGGATGACATGAGCGACGGCTTCGGACACGAGAACCCCTACGAGGGGCAGACGAACGACTGGATAACGCCGAAGTACATCATCGACGCACTGGGGCCGTTCGACCTTGACCCATGCGCCTCGGCCACCCAGCCGTGGCCCACGGCAGCCGAACACTTCGGCCCGCCGGAGACTGACGGGCTCAAGGAGGACTGGTACGGGAACGTGTACTGCAATCCGCCCTACGGGCCCAACACCGCCGTCTGGATACAGCGGCTAGCCGAACACGGGAACGGGATCGCCCTCATCTTCGCCCGGGTGGAGACGCGGCTGTGGCAAGACGTCATCTTCCCCACGGCCACGGCCTACCTGTTCCCGGCCAAGCGCATCATGTTCTGCCGCCCGGACGGCACGCAGCCCAAGTCATCGTCTGGCGCACCGTCCGCCCTGATTGCATGGGGCACCGAGAACGCCGCCCGGCTGCGGCGAGCGGTCGACACCGGCAAGCTGCCCGGGGCCTACTTCGGCCCGGCCCACACCATCGACGGGGCCAACAACGGGAACATCACCGTTCTGGACAAGGAGGACTGACATGACCAACCCCGGGCCCATGATCTGCCCGCGCTGCGGGTACACGCTAACCGAGTACGAGTGGGCAGGCTTCCGGTTCAACCTGTGTACGAACTGCGGCCGACAGGTGGCCACGGCTGGCGGGATGGTTGGCGACTGGGCCACCTCCGACACGTCAACCTTCCAGCGGCCGCCCGCCAGCCAGCCCGTTGACGAGCCGCATGCTAACATGCCAGAGGTCGACGGGGCGCTGCTGTGCTGCATTCTGGACCAAGACATGAGCCCCACCACCCTTGCCGGCACGCTGGTTTGGGTGTACAATCTCCGAGGGTACAGCCGTGAGATCGTGGAATCCGCCAACCACTACCGCGAGCGGGGCGTGCGCCTGCTGCTCGCAAACCTTTGGGAGGCCGCATGGGCGATGACCGATTCCTGCCCGCCGTGTACACCTGCCTAGCCGTGATCGTATTCGTGCAAGCCTGCATGTGGCTTGCCGCAGGAGGATGACATGAAGAAGATAGGACCCGACCTTGAGATCGTGCTGTGGTACAAGCTGGGCCAACTGCTGTGGCTTGTGCTGCCGTTCGCCCTTGCAGCCTGCTGGCTGCTAGTCATGGGAGGATGACATGGATACAGGAGACAAGGTTCTGATCGCGGCCGTGGTGGTGGCGTCAATAGTGCTGGGCGTCTTCATCGGGCTCGCCATCGACAACAGCCCCCGCGCCCTCGTCGGCCCGTTCACCGACACTGTCGGCCACCCGTACGCGTGGGCCATCGAGGAAATCCGCTTGGCCGGACTGACGGCTGGCTGCCAGACCGAGCCCGCCATGTACTGCCCAGACCGGCCCCTGACCCGAGGCGAGGCAGCCGTCATGCTGGCCCGCCTACTGGAGCGATGACATGAAGTACCTAGCGATCTACCGCATCCGCAACAGCCTGTTCGCCGTCGAGATCGAGCAGTACAGCCCGCACCCGGGCGACATCCAGAAGGCCATCGCCGCCGCCGAGCTCTTCTACGGCGACGACGACAACCAGCAGGGCCACTTCCGCAAGGCCTCCATCAGCGAGGTCGAGTACATCGGGACGGCCCGCCCATGTGAGGACGTGGCCCAGTGAGACAGGGGGCCGCTAGGCCCCCTTCTCTTTCTCTGGCGTGTACACCCTCGTCACTTCCACGATGGCGTGCGGCGGCCAGTACACCGACTTGCCCTCGGACAGGAACGTGAACCCGTGTTCGACCACGCCGGCGATGAACTGGTTGGCCGACTCTTCCGTCTCCGCCATGTAGACCAGCGGCTTCGCCTTGTTGACCCGGTAGACCTTGACCTCGATCATTCTCCCTCCTTGACGTAGGGCTTCCCGTTCCGCATGACATCCCACGTCACCCGGCGGGACAGAACGTAGTCGGCCGCGTGCATGGCCGCCCGGACATCGGAGTAGTCAGTCGCCGGGCCATCGGAGAACTGCGGCAGGCCGGCCCACGTGCGCGGGTCCGTCCACCGTCCCTCGTGGCTGGCGCAGGCGTACGCGCACTGGTAGCGCCACGGGATGTCCAGATCGGGTAGCGTCAACAGCACATGCTTGGCCGACGCCAGCGGGTGCTGCCAGTAGTCCGCCCGGGAGAGCGCCGGCTTGAAGGCGTCATGCACGATCGCCGCCAGCAGCAGGGGCTTGGCAAGCCGTCCGGCATCGTCGCTCATGCGTGACATTTCCTGCGACAGCATCGCCATGCGCCACGAGTGCAGCGCCAGCCCGCCCGCCGCTATCTCGTCCTGCGGGTGGTACTTGCCCGTGGTAGACGACGGCGCTAGGTAGAAGGCCTCCGGCAGACCCCCGATTACGGCCTCGGCAAAGGTCAGGTCGTTGTCCTTCCAGAACGTGAACAGCGTCCTCCAGTATCCGTTCATCTGTACTCCTCCGCGCCCTCCAAGAAGCTGCATGCTAACATGCAGATTTCCGGGGGAGCCTCGTCGTCGGCGGCCATCTTCTCGGCTGCTGCGATCATCCGCTTCAGCCTCTTCTCCCACATCTTCACCCCGTTCCCGGCATCCCGCAGCCACAGGTGCATGCCGTCGACGGAGCCAAACCCGCGCTCCAAGATCCACGCCTCCATCAGCGCCTCAAGCGTGCCCTCGTCGCCCCGGGCGGCGTCGGCCAGCACCTTCAGGTGACTGCGCCCTAGCTGCGGGTAGACGTTCCGCAGCCGCTTGGGCACCCGGGCGGACAGGTAGTGGTAGGCCCTAATGGTGCCCAGCGGGCGCTGGGAGTACAGGGCGATCGCCTCGTAGACCTCGTGCGGCTTGACGGCGGGGAACTCCTGCACCAGATCGTCGGCGTGGTCGCCTATCTCCCATGCCGCATCGTCCCCAAGCTGGCCGAGGTAGACGAACCGCTCCTGTAGCTCAGGAGAGATCAGGTCGTCTGCCTTAGTCACGGAGCAGCAAACTCCCGACCATAAAGCCGATCAAGAAAAAGACAATGAACGTCATGGCTTCTCCCCTGCGAGGGCGGCGATGCGGCTTTTGACTGCCCGCAACAGCGCCTCTATAACCGACCCGTCGCAGCGGTCAAGCCCACCGATGGCGCTCGGCCCGCTAAGAAGCGGGTCAAGCCACGTCGTCGGCACCGCCTTCTCCGCCGCCTCCAGCCGCTTGCGAGCAGAGCGAAGTTGCTTGGCCAGTTCGGTCACGTTCTCGTCGCACTCCAACTCGGCAATGTCATCGGTCATGGCTTCTCCTTCCCTGCGAGGGCGGCGGCCAGCCAATGCTTCACAAACCCATCCCAGTCGCCTCTGCTGACGTTTCCGCCTTGTAGCAGTGCCCATGCGAGGTCGGTCAGTCCCGCCTTCTCGGTCACGGGGTCGTCACGCAACGCATAGACGGCATAGAGGTAGTCGTCCATGCGTCCGCCAACGGCCATGCGGCATGCCGAAGCGAAGCGCCGCAGGCTCTCCGCCGCCTCCAGCCGCTGGCGGAGGACGGCGTTAGCAGCCCAAACCCCCTCGGTCTGCTCTCTGTGCCATTCTAGGTCCGCCTTCCATGCGTCGGCGGCGGCACGCAGGGCGACGATAGGGGGTGCCATGTCGCCAAGCTCGCATGCAAGCCGTTCGGCAGCCTTCCGCAACTCGTCTGGGCCACCAACAGGCTTGGTCGTATCACCAACATCCTTGGTCATGTCGTCTTCCCCTCTCGGAAATTGCCGCACTCCGGGCAGCGTCCAAGCGCGGCGAGCAGTTCGAGCTCGACGCCCTCCAGGGCGACCTCGGGTGTGTCGGCGTGGAAGGTGAAGCCGCCGTAGCCATCGACATGGTTGCCGCGCATCTCGACGACCGCGTTGAAGCCGGTCGTGTGGGCAGCCGCCACGAGAGAGACGCGGTACACGCCACGCCGGACGTCGGCGCCGGCGATGTCGCGGAGGAGCTCGGATATCGTGCGCGGTGTTGGCTCAGTCATCGTCGGTCTCCTGTGTTCCGCCGCCCCGCCGCTGAGCGGCGGCACGGCCGGCATTCCACGCCTCGGCTTTCTCATAGTCAAACTCGTCCAATGGAAGCAGTTTGTCGATAGCCTTCCGCAACTCGTCTGGGCCACCAACAGGCTTGGTCGTATCACCAACATCCTTGGTCATGTCGTGTCCCATTCCAGCCTCCTGCGAACTACTCACGACGTTGAGTAAGTTTCCGCCGCCCCGCCTGCAAGTTGGGAGAGGCCGGAATGATCCGGCTTCCGCATCACTGCACGATACCTTTCGGTCGGGCTCGGTCGAGACGGGGCACATACGCACCCCGTAGCGGTCTACTCGGTAAGCGTGTCTCACCACGCCGCTCTCCCATGTTTCCCGCCGCCCGCCGCTCTAGGGCTCGGCATCGAGTGCGTACTGCCCAGCCGCACAAGGCGGGATGTCAGACAGCGCCGGCAGCGGATCGGTCACGCACGCACCTCGTTCCCATAGGCGTCAACTTCCCAAACCGGCGCGATGCACCGCGGGGCCTTTACCTTATTGGGATAGGTCGCGTTCTCGTGAACGACTATCTCGGAGACGAGGACGGGGCAAGCCGCGAAGCGCCTGGCCTCCGGGGCAAACTCCTTCGCCATGAAAGGCGAAGGCGAGAAGTGCAGCCCGCCTCCGCACTCTGCTTTGCCACCGTCCCAATCGGGGGCCGAGGGGGTCGTGCCGGGCGCGTAGGACATTCCGCGCGGGCTGACAAACCTGTCGTCCAGCGCCTTGTAGAGAACGGCGATGCCGTCGACGACTTCGATGCCGTAGAGGTCGAGCCATTCGGCGGCGGTCTTCGGTGGATCGACCTGGATGATGACTCCACCCTTGACCATCGGGGTGTTTCCGTGCCGGTGAACGGCCACAAGTTTGGAGGCCACGACGTGCGCCGAGTCATAGGCCTCGACGTGCGCCGACCCCCGGGCCTCGACGTGCGCCGAGTCATAGGCCACGACGTGCGCCGAGTCATAGGCCTCGACGTGCGCCGACCACCGGGCCACGACGTGCGCCGAGTCATAGGCCACGACGTGCGCCGACCCCCGGGCCACGACGTGCGCCGAGTCATAGGCCACGACGTGCGCCGACCCCCGGGCCTCGACGTGCGCCGACCCCCGCACGGTTATCCAACCGGAGAAGCGGACGATGGCGATGTCGCCATTGGCCAGGGCCTTCTCGACATCAGCGGCGGTTGGGCATTCAACGCGTTGGTTCATGGGTCCTCCTAGAACGGGATGTCCGACGGCGGCAGTTGCTTCTCCACCGCCTCCAGCATTGTCCGGTAGTGGTCTATGGTGGCCTGCGCTTTGATGCGGTCTGCCTGCAACGTGCCGATGGTCTTCTCCGCCGCCTCCAGCCGCTTGCGGAGGATGGTCAGGTCGGCGGCCAGTTTGCCGATGTGTTCGTTTGCCGCCTTGTATTGAAGCTCCAGCCTCCCCCATGCGTCGGCGGCGGCACGGAACAGCCCCGCAATCTCATGGCGTCCCTGGAGTTCATAGCCATTCGCCCACTTCCGCAACTCGTCGGGGGTGTTCATTCGTAAGCCTCGCAGTCTCGGTTGTGCAAACCGAATGGTGCCCCGCAATCCGGGCACACGCCGTAGTCTGTCTTCTTGGGCTGCTCCTTCGCCTTCATGTCCAGCGCCACCGCAATCATACTGCGCGGGCTCCTGATCGTCAGCCCCTTGGCAATCAGCAGCCGCATGGCCCGCTCGAACCGGTCAGCGTCCCCGTCGACCTGCTCGACGTAGTCCCGTGCCCCCTGCGTCCACGTGGCGACGAATGCCTTGGCCGCCTGCCGGCCTTCGGCTTCCCAGATGGCCAGCATCCTGTCTAAGATCGGGCGGATGGGCTCTTCGGCCGCCGGGAACTTGGTGCGCCGCACGACGATCTCGCCTTCCGCAGTGACCTCTCGTGGGCCGAACCACTCATCGAGATCGGACATACGCAGCCGCCTTTCTCAGATGTTTAGCGTCATCGCTAAAGAACTGCAATCCCTTGTTGCAGCGCCAGCACAAGATTCCGCGCACCTTGCCGGTCCTGTGGTCGTGGTCCACGTTCAGCCGCCTTGTCTTTGGCGGCCGCCCGCAGATGGCGCACACGCCGCCCTGCTCGGCCAGCATGCGGTCGTAGTCCGCCGCCGTGATGCCGTACTTGCGCCGCAGGTCGGCGTCCCTCGTCATGGCTTCAGGATCCTCCCGTCGCCCTTGGGCTGGCGGTCGACGAGCTCTAGGATGATGGGCGGGCGATGGCCCTCGCGCCATGACGTCAGGACGTCACGAACCGGGCGGTTGGCCGTGTTGGGGACAACACGCCACGAGCAGAAGTACTTTCCCCCTCGCCACTCCTCGAACACCATGCCGAGGTCCCACGATTCCAGAATGAGCGACCACGCCATCTGCTCTTTGCGATAGTGCCCGCCGATAAACGGCTTGTCTCCCTCAACGCACAGGAATGTCGTTCCGCAGTCCCACTTCGGGTCGGTTGAGGCACACTCTTTGCACAGCACGCCCTTGCCGCCCCAGACGTGTCCCTCCTCGAAGTAGCAGCCGCAGCGCGGGCACACCCTGTCGGCCTCAGCGAAGACCCCACGACCAGTAGATTCCTTCTCGCACGTCAGGCACTTGCAGCTTGCCAGCCAGCGCACGCAGGGATCGTGCCCCCGCTTGCAGCCGCCCGGGTCGTAGTAGACCTTGGACGGGTTGACCTGCGGGCCTCGTCTCATGGCTTCCCTGCGAGGGCGGCGTTCAGCTTGCGCTCAATAGTCAGGCTGTCGAAGTTCTCCCCCGCCAGCGCCCGAACCGCCTCCAGCCGCTGGCGGAGGACGGCGTTAGCAGCCCAAACCCCCTCGGTCTGCTCTCTGTGCCATTCTAGGTCCGCCTTCCATGCGTCGGCGGCGGCAAACAACCGACTTGCCGGGATTAGGAGCACTCCATCGCTTTCATTCTCGGCCCACTTCCGCAACTCGTCGGGGGTCATGTCGTGTCCCATTCTCAACCTCTCCTATCAACTCACGACGTAGGTGCCGGGGCGGGTGTGACGCCGCCGCCGGCAGGCTTGCTACTTGCAGTTGCCGGGGCAGGCGTAGCGCCCCAGCGGCTGCGGGGGATCCTCGACACGGACCCCGCCATCATACCAAGTGTAGTGCTCACCGCAGTCGTAGCTCTCGCGCACGACACGGCGGCCGGTCAGCCCACCGCACCACACGCAATCACGGAGCAGGCCGGTTCCATACAGCCATGCCCCGCTCTCGCACTGATACCAGATGTCGCCCTGAACCTTGCAGTGCTTGGGCGGAGGAGGCGGCGGAGGAGGAGGTGGCGGCGGAGGGGGAGGGGGAGGAGGAGCCTCATCGTCCACGAGCCGGAAGGACGCGTGGCTGAGGTCCTGTACCTTGCCCTTCTTGTTCGTCACCGTGCTGGTAACAGTCACGGGCGACGACGCCGGGTCCACGTCCGCATACACGACGGTCGTTGCCGCCTTGTAGCAAGTCTCGGCAACGAGCTTGCCCTCGGGTGCCGTGTAGGCGTAGGTCTTGCCGGTCAGGCCGTCGACCTTCACCCACGGTGCGCTGTTGGGGCAGGTGGCCTGCGTTGCCGGCACGCTGGCGGCCGCCGGCACCCACAGCGCCCCGACCAGCAGGGCCGTACAGAACAGGATTGCGAACAGTCGTTTCATTTCTTGCCTTTCTGCCTTTCGGCGACGAGCAGAGCCTCTTCGAGGATCGGGAAGTTGTCGAACACATGGGTAAGCGTAACCCAGTTCTTCTTGTTTGTCAAGACCCTCCATTGCCAGCCGTTGCCGTCCCTGCTGTATTCCCTCTGGGCCTCTGGGATCCTGTCCTTCAACTCCCGAACAGTCTCCTTGATGGAGTCGCACTTCGAGAACTGGAAGTGCCACCATCCGTCCACCGCCAGCAGGTTCCGCATGTTGGCCTCTAGTCGGGTCACTGTGCCTCCTTGTCTCCCCGCCTACGCATGCGGCCGAGCCGCATGGTCAGCGCCAGCCCGTATCCCTCCGCAGCGGCGGCCGTCTTGTGCCGCCGGCGGGACATCCGCAGGCCGCCGTCAAGGCCGACCACGATCGAGCGGAAGGTCGTCTTGTCCGTCCGCAGATCGGTGACGGAGACGTAGCGGCCACGGTTCATGAAGATCTTGCCCATCTAGCCCTCCCGCCACGTCGTGAACCCGAAGTACCAGAACAGGAAGTCGACACTGATCCCGAGGCCCTCGCAGGTGTCAAGGAAGACCCCCAGCCCGAACCTGTCCCAGTGCTTCCCGGCGTAGACCTCAGTCCTCAGCATCGTCTTCATAGCAGTTTCCTCAGGTGCAACTCTTCTCGGAGACGGTTGGCCATGTACTGGTTCACCCTGACGCCTATCACCCAGATCAGCATTTCCAGAAACTCGGTCGGGTGCGAGTTGTCGGTGTCGCCCCGGGCGGCGTGCGCAAGCTCGTGCAGCACCACGCCCTCGGTCATGTTTCCCATCGTCAGTTCCATCCTTCCGATGGTCCGATGGTCTTCCATGCAGGAGTCGCGATCCCACTGAGGGACGTAGACGACCTCGATCTTGGCTATCCCCGTCCGGTTCTTCCACGACCGCAGCTTGAGCACGCTGTTGACGTAGGACTGCGCCTCCACCACCGACAGCAGCGGCCGCAGGACGGCCGTCCCGGCGGCCCACTCGGCCTCGTAGACCTTGTCGTTGCGGGCTTTCTCTGCCCGCTCGGCGGCTGTCGGCTTCTTTGCCATCACATCACCTTGCTGCTGCTCGGCATCCGCTCGACCACTCGGACCTTCTGGATCATGCCGGCCTGCTCCAGTTCGTCCATCCACTCTTCGTACTGCTCCTGCTGGGCCTTCTCAAGGTCCTGCATGGTAACATGCGGCGGGTCCATCTGTAGGACCAACGCCAACGGGCCAAGGTGGACGCTGGCAAAGTGCGCCGCCCGGTCCACGATGATGCCGAGGACCCAGAACTCGGGGTCGACCATGGGCACGAGTTTCACAGCGACTTCCTCTTCATCTGGATGAACGGCATCAGCTTCTCGAAGACCTCTTCCAGAACCCTGACGTCCGCCTTGTTGTGCTCCACGATGTAGGCGAGGCACTTCGGGTCGCCGTACTGCGCCTTCTGCCAGATGCTGATGTCCAGCGGCGTCTTCTCGTTCTTGCACCCGAGGGCATGCGACACTGCGTCCAGCCGGTTCGAGTGCAGATCGAGCTTCCACTTGGCGCTGTAGTACACGTCATGGTGGAACTGCTGCCCGAAGGCGGGGAACGGGATGCCCAGCATGAGGGCCCGGGTGCGGATGAACGGCACGTCGAACTTCGTCGAGTAGTATCCGATCAGGACGTCCAGCGGCTTGATGGCCGCCATGAACGACTTCACGATGCGCCTGTCCATCACCCCGGACATGATGTCCTTCTTGGTTATGACGTCGTACACCACCCCGCCGCCCCGCAGCTTGAAGGCCCACGACAGCAGGATCCCGATGTTGGCCTTCAGGTGGCTCGTCTCCAGATCGAAGAAGGCGAGGTTCTCGGCTTCCGTCCAGTGCGGCTCGTTGCGGGTCAGCACGAAGTAGTGCTGGCGGATGGCGTCCTGCGAGTGCCGCGGCAGGCAGGCCGCAAGCTCAGAGTACGACGCCTTCTTCTTGCGGAGCGCCAACAGAAGGCGGTCTTCCTTCGGCGTCCAGTCCTCGTGCTTGGCCTGCTTGTTACCACGGACTGCGGGCATTAGATGTCCTTCCCTGAGCGCAGAACGCTCACTTCGTCTTCGAGCCGGTGGATCTCGTTCCCCATCGACTCGATGATGGTCAGCGCAGCCAGCATGGTAGCATGCCAGCGCCGCATGTGGCCGACCATGGCGTCGGACGCATCCCACTTCGGGAGTTCGTCCTCCAACTCGTCAACGGCCTCGCTTACCAACTTGACAGTGCCATCGCGATCATCGCTAAGTTCCATGTGCATACTCCGAACATCAGGATCGTAAGCCCGTGCATCGTCACCATGGCCAGCCTCGGGAACTCCCGAGCCAGCCAGCACGCCGACGCCGCCACCAGCCCGGAGGCTGTCATCTTGATGACCGCCGCCCAGCCCATGCCGACGTTGGCGAACAGCCACACGGCGACCGGGTTGAGTTCGATGCCGCCCAGCGGCAGCAGGCTGGCGGTCAGCATGATGTCGCAGGCGTTCAAGACTAAGAAGGTGGCGGCCAAGTAGATCACGCTGTCATCCTACTACCGTTCCAAGATCCTGTCAAGGGCTGCAAGGCACCAATTTCCGACCAATTTCAGCCCCCACATCCACGGGTTTGCCTACCCCCAGTACTAGCCTACTCCCCCGGCCCGCTTGCCAACTCCAACCACACGTGCCCGGGCGGCACGCTCTTGTCCACCGCCGGCTTGTCGGCCAGCGTGTCGTCCTTGTACGCCCCCGGGTTCCAGCGGACGTCGACCGGCTCACTCTTGTGCTTCAGCCGGAACCGCTTGTGCGCCCACTCCAGTTGGCCGGCCAGCGGCGCACGCTTGTCGATCGAGTACAGTTCACCTTGGTGCAATGTGCGCATTCGTGGTCCTCTCCTTCATAGCCTCGAAATAGCTCTCTTCTGCTGCGTTCGCCCGCTCCCAAACCTGCATGCAGTACTCGCAGCTTCCGTCCGGCTTGCGCACGCCGGTGTAGTGCGCGTGCGCCGGGCAGCGGCCGGTCGGCAGCTTGGCTTTCTCTCGCTTGCGGGTTGGCTTGGTCATGCTACCACCTCACGACGACGATGAGAACGGCCCCCCAAGGCGAGTGCCAAACGCTGTCATCGCCCTCGGCACGGATGTCGTACCCAAAGAGGTCGATCAGGAGGTTTGCGTCCCGCGGGCTCAAGATGTATCTGGCTGCGTATGTCTTGGTCATGTCGTCATCCTATCACCTATCGAGTGTCCTGTCAAGGGTGTTCGTATAGGCTGCTTGATGGTGGGCAGTAGGCAGAGTCCTCCCCTCTTCAGGGGAGGACCGGGTCTGCCTGACGGAGCCGCAGCCGCTTTCATCCTCCGTGCCTTTGCCGTGTTGCATGCGCTAGGTTCCGCTATCCCGCTAGGCTAGGCACCGGAACGGGTGTCTGGGGTGACTAGAGTGCCCCTCTTGTTGACGCGGACGGGGCTCCCGCAGAGGTCGTCCTATTCGGTTGTGTCGAAACGTCGACACTTGTCAACAAGTGCCGACGGTTTGTTACCGAGTAGGTCGCCGCCCCGCCGCCAAGTTGCTGCTACCGGTGCCCAGAGTCCGCAACCTTATGTCCGGGTCTAGTCGCGAACGGGGCAGCGACCTGAGTACTAGGCTTTCAAGCTCCAAACCTTCTTCGGGTTGCCCTGCTCGTTCAGGACGACCTTCATCTTCGTGAAGCCATCGGGCATGGCGAACTTGCCAGCCTCAAGGATCGCCACGTCGATGCCGACCGCCTCCAGCGGCTCGGGGTAGCAGCGGACTCCGAACTTTTTATACGGACCTCCAAAGACCTTCGCCTTGCGGATGTTGTCGGCCCCGACCTCGACCTCGAAGTACTCGGCGTCGACGGTGCGGAACTCCTTGTCCTCAGCCCCCGCAGGCGTCCGAGTGGGCTCCTGATGCGCTTTCTGGTACCCCGCCGCTCCTGAGGCCTTCTGGGGGGCTTCCTGAGCCTGCTTGGAGCCAGTCTTGCCCGCATTCTGGGCCTGTAGGGCCATCCCGTCAGCCACAACGGTCTGGTTCACCAGCGCCTTTGCGAACTCGTAGCCGGCGATGGCCAGAGCCGCAGGATCAGTGTCTGGCGACACTTCGATCTCAAAGACGAAAGAGGCTTCCAGTGAGCCCCAGTTTCCGTCCGTGAGTTTGCGCCCGGACTGCACGGTGAGCTTCGTCACCTTGCCGCCCAGAGCTTCCAACGTCTTGCTGTCTACTGCGTCCATGTGCCCTCCTAGTGGCCTATTGCCGCTGGACTGCGGCTAGTGTGCTGGGCCGGATTCGAACCGGCGGGCGCATCCATGCACGATACCTTTCGGCCGGGCTCTGTCCGAACGTGGCGCATACGCACCACGTAGCGCCTCTATCGGGTCAGCGGTCCCACCACGCCGCCAGCACGAAGCAATCCTAACACACTTCCCGCGCCCTGTCAAGGGCGGTGTTTCACCTTGAGCGGAGCCTCGTCCAAGAACCGCTGCATGTTACCATGCAGGAAGAACCGATGCAGGTAGCCCACGGCAGCCTCGTTGAAGGCCGTCGTCTGGCCGTGTTCCATGTGAACCTTGTGGCAGATGAGGACGCAGTTGCGGGGGTCGGCGAGGTACTCCTGCTTCTTCAGCGGCATGTCGTTCCGCTTCAGTAGTACCTCATGGAGATCAAGCCCACCTTCACACCGGTGGGCCCAGAACTTCTTGGCTTCGCAGTAGCCCAGAGCGCGCCCTTCGAATAGGGCGCGCTTCAAGGCCTCCCGCTTGTTCAGCTAGAGCTCGTCTTCGTCGTCGTAGATGACAAGACCTTCACGCTCGAACTTGGCCTCTGACACGTCCCGCAGTTCGGGCATGAGGGAGAAGATGCCCTGCCCTGCGCCGATGGCGACGGCCACCGACCACAGGTAGCTGAGGAACGTCGGGGCGTCAACGCACTGTAGCTGCGGGATGAGGTTGGCAAGGAACTCCAAGCACCCGCCGAAGGCCACGAATGCGCCGATCACGAAGTACACCGCCAAGACGACCAGCATCTTGACTTCGGACTTCACGCCGCCCCAGATGACACGCAGACCGGGGACATACTGGAAAAGTAAGGTGAGCACAAGGACCAGCAGGGTCGTGATCCCACCAACGGACAGCAAGCTCTCCATTTCATCTCTCCTTCGGGTAGGACAATCCTACCACAGATCGGCTATCCTGTCAAGGGACGGTTATCCCCGTCCACGTCTTGATGAGGGCCAGCACCCACGGGTTGGCCACGTCGACGATGACGTTGACGGCGACGAACACCAGCAGGACATATCCCCAGATCTTGGGGCTCTTGATGATGTCGTGCATGTGCATCTTTGCATGGTGGGCGTCCACGGACACAGCCACCTTCGCCATCGAGTCCGCCAGCGAGTCCGCCTTGCATGCCGCTATCCTAGCCGCATCGGCGGCCTGAACTACCGCCGCCTCTTGGCGAACCTGAGACGCCATCATGGACTTGGAGGGGTCGCCGTTGCCGTACAGCGCCTCGTGAACCTGTGTCAGTCTGTCGCTGATGCTCTCCAAGAGTATCGTTTCGTTCTTGGTCACACTATTCCCCCAAGCTCAGGATGGAGTGCCTCAAGTCGAGCCACTCGTTCTTCGATGGTTAGTGGCGGCTTGAAGCCCGCCAGCGCCCATATTGCTTTCTCGTCGGCCACGTTGAAGTCCTGCGTTCCACTGGCCCACGGATACTTCCCGTTGTTCGGAATGTCTCCGGCGTACTGCCATCCGATTACGTTCTCCCTCGGAATGTAGAACAGCGTTCTTGGGCCGGGCCAGTAGGGATTGAAGTTGGCCGGGATGGGCTCCTTGTAGAACAAGTAGCCGGCCATGATGAACTGGTAGTCCTTGGCCCACGGGACATCGCCAATGTTGTCTTTCCACCAGTACGCCCCGGTGTAGATCAATGGTTTTCTACCAAAGACCCTCTCGCCCTCTAGCAGCCAGTTATGGACGTGGGTGCGCTTGTTGGCCAGCGGCACCGTGGAGTTGTGCGGCTCGTAGGGGTGCTGCTCCGCATCTAGAATGGGCGGCAGGGGAGTTGGATCGGGGGCGCACTGCTTCATCCACGCCACTTGTTCTTCGGCCTTCTGGAACATGGTTAGGAAGTGGTAAGGGCCAAACGGCTTGCCCGTGCCCCTTGCGCCATTAGA